GTTTTTCAAAATGAAAAAACCCTACTCACTTGACTACTCAATTGAACGAGATACAGACCGCCTCAAAGCGGTTGAAGATATATTAGATAAATTAGAAAAAAATCCCTCCCCTACCGAATTAGAACAAATGGGGTCCTACATACTATATGGTAAGGATGAAAATGGTAAGAATGCTTACCAACGTGGCGAAATGCTAAGGGATGCGCGCTATAATTCATATAGAACAAAAGACGATGAAACCGTTTCCCTCGATGAAATACTAGAAAATCCACTATCCGACCAACAACAGTTTAGGGAAATGGGCAGTAGGGACCCCTACATACAACCTAAGACCACTATCCAGAAGCCCAAATACGACAAGAAAACCGGCGAACTTATTGATATTGGTGATGCCGACATCCCTGGCATGACCGAATATTGGGACTGTATCGCGCGAAACGAACACTGGATTGCGGTTCTCGAAGGCAAAGTTGCGCCCGACGAGGGGGACATAGTTGCGGTCGATCCAATGCGACTTTACAAGCTTAAGCACGCCCTCATTGATATTCGCCGCCATCAATACTACCTAAAAGATGCTTACAAACCCACAATTCACTTTCTCGCGGCTGACCACCCTAAGCGCCAATACATCGATTGGAACAGCGACTCCTTTTACTGGATTTCGCGCGAAGAGTGGGAGAGCCGTGTTAATAATACCTATTTTCCAGTTTCTAAAAATATCGAAGATTATGAGGTGAGAAATGAAGGAAAAGAAGTGAAGTGGGTGGTGCGCAGGCACACATTTGATTGGGAAAATCCCAATCACATTTACGCGCTAATTTGTAACTATTTTAATATGAAAAATTTATTGTGGGACAAACTTGATACGGACGGACATGCGCTTCTTATGGATTTTGACCGCTATCGCGCGATGACGCCTTTCACGGAGGTGCGCAACTTCATTTTAGATAGCAAAATTAATCAACTTACGCAAACGGAAATTTGCCACGACGTTCAAGTTAAGTTTGGCCTAAAATACGGCGAGTCGCGCCTTTACACCATTATTAACCGCGAGATACCAGACAAGATTGCGGAAACTGCGCGCAAGCATCGCCTTCTTACTACTACTCCGCCGAGCGAATGTAAGAAATGCACTATGTGCGGCCGCCTCTTACCTCGTGATAACCTGTTTTTCGTTACTAACCGCAGCCGCAAAGATGGCTTTGCTTCTCGTTGTAAAGAGTGTGAACGCAAATTGCGCGTAGAAAGGGGGACACAAGGACAAGATGATAGAAGAAAAAAAGAAACGCACATGTCTACGATGTAGACAAGAAAAACCTGAAACCGACTTTCAATATACTCCTTCTAATTTCTTTCCATCGCATCGTTGCTATATTTGCACGACATGCCTAGAGACTATGGTGCATCAAGACAACTTAGGCGAAGTTGATAGGCTTTGCCGCTGGCTTGACGTGCCTTTTGACTTAGACAAATGGACACAATTGTATGAGACACATGGCCAACACACGCTTTCAGCCTACTTTAATATGCTTCTTGACGATCATTATCAGGCCCTCCAATGGGTCGATGAAAATGAGCGGTGGCGTGTAGCACGCGAAGAAGGTACTATTGATAAAGAAGTGCGCGTCTTAAATGACGCACATTTGCGCAAATTGGAAAAAGCGTGGTCTTCTGTATATACCCCTGAAGAATTGGAGTGGCTAGACAACTTTTATAATCGCATTATTGCAACTCAGAATGTTTCAACTCCTATTCTTCAAGAAAAGGCTCGTGACTTTTGCGAAGTCCAACTTAGTATAAAGAAGGGATTGCGTGTAGGCGCGGATGTTTCAAAGATGATGAAGCAGGCAGACGATATAGTTAAGACCTATCACTTTGAAGCCTCTAACGCGAAAAATGTAGCCGATTTTGAGTCCATTGGTGAACTAATGGTATATTATGGAAAGAAAGGATGGCATCCAAAGTGGCATAATGAGCCAAAAGATAGTATTGACTTTATGATGGAAAACATTCAAAATTATTTAAAGCGTCTTACTATTAATGAAGGTAATTTTGCAGAACAGGTTGAAGATGCGCGCGAGCGCTATAACTTAACGGAGCGTCTTGAAACCATAGAGAACGAAGCAGTTGAATACGATGAGGGAGATATTGATTACGAAGGAGCAGACGAGCTGGAGCGTGATTTAAATGAATGATGACATTCAACAGCCTGTTCTGCGCGACGGTGTACCAATTGAAAAGGGCATAGTATTAACTAAAGAATTTTTAGATAACAACCAAGAATTGTTTACTCGTTATCTTAATTTATGGATATTGTATCCTGACCTTTTATTAGACATTATCCAAGATTCGGAGGATGCTAAAAACTGGCACCTTCAACCATTTCAGCGCATTGCACTTCGTGCTTCTATGCGCTACCGCTATCACTTCTGGACGGCTACCCGTGCAACATCAAAGTCATTTACCGCTTATCTCGCGGCCTTAGTTAAGGCCATATTGCTTCCCGGTTCTAACATATTTATTGCTTCTGATGTAAAGGGCACAGTTATTAAGACCGCAGAAACCAAGTTTGAGGAATTTTTCCGCCACTGGCCGATGTTGCGTAAAGAGCTAAAAACGCGTGTAGACGATGGCCAAAGCGGTCAAAAGAAAAGCGGCAACTACTATGAGCTGCACTTTAAGAATAACAGTTCCATTACAGTTGTAGCAAAAGACACCAGCCGTGGTCTTCGTGCCACTGCCGGTATCCTTGAAGAGGCTGCGACCATTTCTGAAGAAGATTACAACGAAGTTTTACTTCCTCAAATGAACGTGCCTCGCCGCGAAGTGGATGGTACACTCAATCCAGAAGAACCGGTTTCAACTCAGACCTTTATCACTACCGCGCGCGAAAAGACCGTATTTATGTATGGTAAACTTATTGAGTGCGCCGTGCACGCTGTCTTGGAGCCCGATAGCTATTTTGTATGGGGCCTTAGTTATGAAGTGCCACTTCATTATGGCATTATTAACAAACAGATGATGATGGACCAGCGTAATTCTTCTACAATGAACGAAGAATCATTTTCGCGCGAATCATTATCAATTTGGACAGGCAATAATAAAGATGCTTGGTTAGACTCTCGCCGCTTAATTAAATATCGAAAATTATTAAAATGTGAGAGAAAAGCGCAGGAAAATCCTACTAATAAAGATACTTATT